GTTTTGAGTCCCAGGGGTTGGTGCCGCAGCCATTGCTCGCATCTCAGCCGATGCGCCACCAGCCTGAGGCAGGGTTTGAATCATTTGCATGATTTCAGAAGGTACCAGTTCCTTGGCTTTGTAATCCATCTCGCCAAATGCAGAACCAATCTTGCCAATGGCATCTTTAATCGCCTTTTGTTCTGGCGAACCATCAGGAAACTTTTGCATCGCACCCATGAGCATACCCATACCGAGTTGCACATCAATACGGCCTTGCATTTCCTCGCCCTTCTTGGGTTCAGGCGTGGACATGGGGGAAGACATCGGCGGGGATGCTGCGCCTGACAAAGCAGGCTTTTTTTCCACGCCTTCTTCGCCTTCAGTGCCTTCTTCCTCGACTTCGATCTCCATCGAGGCTTTTCCATCACCTTTGGCACCGCCTCGGATGAGTTTCATCAAATCTTCTGCACTAACACCCATATTTATGTCCTTTCAGGGCGGTTTGTAACCACTTACCGACCGTCTGTCAAGCGATCAACGGCGATAAGGGCGTGATCGACGTAACATTTTGCGCTGCATCATGAAAAACGACCTCCTGCGCGTTGATAACCTGTGCGATTCATCGTTGCACGACCGTAATTAAGTTGCGGGGTGCGATAAATCTGTTTTAACTGAGATTCATTGGTTCTTGGGCGGTCATTTTGGTAGGAATAACGGTCAGTACCACCGCTTGAGCCGCCAGAACCGCCGTTCATGTTGGAATTACCGTTTGTCAGCATAAAAACCTCTACATAGAAGGAGGAGCAGCGCCTTCAGGGGTTGGCTGCTGTTGTTTTTGCATCTCTTGTGCTGCTTGCTGCGCTTGTTCCATCTTTCGAAGGTCTTCTTTGAGCAATTGCTTCATCGGAGGCTCCAAAATGTCAATCAAACGCTCTTTAGTGATCGCACCACGGTCTGCAAGCTGGAATGCAAGGCTTCGCAGGTCTTCTGTAAAGATTGGTGAGTTGGAATGTGCATCCACTTTCACCACAAAATCCTTGGTGAACTGGTTAGCAATGAACTTATCACCCTGATCATCGGTGTAAATGCGGTCAGAATAGGCTTGCATCGCCTTTAAATACAGCGTTGCCATCTTTTCTAAAGAATCTTCAATGATTAATGCACGTTTTTTAGCCCTGGAAGACCCTAAACGTGCCAATTGAGACGCATGACCAGCACTTCTTACGCCTGATTCACCCCTGCCTTGCAGCACATTGACAATGCCAGAGGCTTCTTCAAACATCTGGTCAATCTCGTTGATCTCTCTAAAGAGATCATTGGGGATGGACGGTGCCATTTGCTCGACTTTGGCATTCGGCATGTCGGTAGAAAGCAGGCCACCCACCCGATTGAGTGCAAAGTTCTTCTCATCAAGCAAACCTGTAAAGCCAATCAGCGCTGTAGGCGGTGATACTTGCTTGGATAAAAGGTCAAGAATCTCTGACATTCGTTTATTGCGCATGTCTTGCAAGAACACCAGTCTTGCTACTTCAGAGATTCCCCAATAATAGTCGTACTGCGGGGTGGGACAGAGTTGAATAAAGGGCAATTCACCCTTTAAGAACATGCTTTCACCAGGCCTGTCATAGATGATGACATTCGGGTCTGCAATGGTGACGCACTGATAGTCATCGGTATTGTCATTCCAGACCCATAACTCAGTCATCTTGATCGTATCTTCAGCAACACGAGCCTTGTATTGCTGCATACCAGCAATATTGAGGTTTACATTGCCGTACATGGTTGGATCAGTCGCTGACAGTATCAAACGCTGAATGCCATCAGGCACTTGGTTTTCTTGACTGGCACCCATTTGCAAGCGAGCCAGCAGCGCCTCACGTTGCGGATGCGAATACAACCTGGCGTATAACTCAGAACGGGTGATGTAGTAGATCTGTACTAAGGCTTCCTGGCGGTCTGTATGCGGAGTATCCTCTCGGTACACCCCAATACACCGTGGGTCTACCATGTACGGGTGCAAGCCATTCTTCTGAATGAGTTTGATGAAGGTTGAGTTGTAGCAAAGCGCCCAGTTCAGCGCTTGGGCAAAAACTTGATCAGCATTGCTGTTAAGCCAATCGTCATTTAATGCGCCTGTAAGCGAAGGAATCTTAGTTTGCTCATGCGTATTGACTGAAGCACCTAAGGCAATCGTAAAGCGTGTTGTTTCTGCGGAATAGAGAAACGAGGAGAGTTGGTCAATGTGCGGATAAATCTTGTTGTAGTAGGCTGGCGGTGCATCAAGGCCAGCACCAAACAGATAATACGAACGCAGGGAGTCATAGGTGCCTGTGCGCTCCTGAATGCTGACAGAGCATTTATCTACCAAATCACTGTAGAAATACTCGCGCTGTATGGGATCGTCAGGAATTCTCATGTAGGTAACTTTAAGTTCTCATGATCACGAATGACCACCGATGGCGTTGGTTTGCGCAATGCTATACCACTTTCTTTCACCGCAGACAAGCCCCCAACGGTTTCACCACGGATTGAATTCAGATTGTAGTTGCCTAATTGCTTGGGATTACCCCATTGCACGGCAAAGGGATTCTGTGGGTGACCAGCCTGTTTATTGCCTAGCAGTGCATGTTGTTGATGATCACCTTCACGCGAGGACTTAATGTCACTCATGCCGTAATCCTTGGCTAATTCACGCAATGTCGTGTCAGCATGTTTGGTGGAATCTGACTTCATACCGACAGCTTGCAAAAACACCATCTGTATATCTGCGGTGCAACCATGTGGACATACAGGCTCTCTGCTTTCAAAAAAGCCGTGTGCGGGACACTTATAGTCATGAACGACTGCCATGGGTTCTCCTTAGTTGTTGATCAAGATTAGGCCGTTGATAGTCTTGTGACTTGGGTCGTATCCCAAGGTCTAACTTAAAGCCGCTGCCATCGTAAGTAATCAGACGACGCTTTACCATCTGTGGCTTGGGTTGCTTTCTGAACTCAAGATACTTCTTACCTGACTTCATCATGATGGCAACATCACCACGCACCCATTGCTCATAAGCACGGTTAACACGGGTTTGTACGAGTTCTGTCAGCGGGTATTTGCCATTGAGAAACACATCTCTGAGATGCAATGGATTAAGACCGCATAGCTCGGCAAATAAGGCCACCGAAATGCCACGCCGTTTATCCCGCAAGAAAGCAGGGATGACCTCCATCATTTGACGCTTACTGAGGGCCAACGCCAATCGCCTTCAAGTAATTGTTAATCTGCTTATCCACCACAGGTACTTGGGTGGGGTTAATCGCTTCTTCTTTACGATCTCTCGTCATGCGCATTTGCAAGAGCCTTGGCATGAGTTGCTCGGCATAGGCGACGCAAGCAAGGGCTGTGGCAATGACTCGATCATCTTTGTTGCGTCCATAGGCACTAATTGAGCCTTGGTCACGCACCACAGACTTCATCTCTTCGAGTAAGTCCATGGAATACACATTCATCATCCCACGCTCAAAGTAGTCCTTAAAGTAATTCAACATCCGTTCTTTGGATGAATGCGTGGTGAGGTAACCCAGTGAGTTAGACACGCCACCCAGAGAATCATTTCGCCGCCAAAGGTAGTGCTGCATGTGCGATAAGACATCCATAAGCCCTCTAGCTTTCTTAGGCTCCATGGTCTGTGCTTGACGCTTTAAGTTACGCATTTCATTGATGACAGCCTGACCAGGTCCATTGACTTCTAAGTTGAGGGTGGAGTTCTTATAAGCTCCTGCCATGTAACAAACCACCCAGGCAAACTGGTAGGTGTTGAGTTCTGAGGTAGCGAATTCTGCAACTTGATCAAGTCCATCCGAATAGCATCGATAGATCTGGATGCAGAAACGATCTGCCCAGTCGCTGCTTCCATATGCTGGATCAGCACCGATAACGTAATAGGCGTTGTCAACAGGTTCCTCCCATATCTTTAACGTTGCCATGCGCTCCGTACTTTGAATGAGTTCTGTGTCCTCAAAAAGTTGACCCATGGAGAAACGATAAAACCGAGGTAGCAACTTCTTAGCAACCTTGGCTTGATCAGTACATCTGGCATGTGAAAAGAAACTAGACCCTGTCATGATGAAGGCATAGTCTTCAGTCGGTGGAAACTCCTGATACATCAAGGCTTCATCCTTAATGCCTTCAGCCATCTTCCATCGCCACCAGGCAATCTGCCTTGAATTGATCTCCACCTGGTAGAGTTTCTTAACCTCTCTTGTCCATTCCTTTTCTTCTGGATTTAATTTCCCATCCCAGTACACCCGATACACATCGGACTTGGGATCAGCACTGTAGAGTTCATTACGCCACCAGCCACAAAAGATTGCTTTCTGTGTCTTGGCACGTTTAGCAACCGTCCACATGTCATGCCACATATTGAACCCACGGGCAGTGCTTTCAAAGAGGTAGAGCCTATTAGGATTCTTTTCTGCCAACGACGCTAGCAGTGAGGCTAATCCTTCTTCATCACCCCAAGAAGAGGTCTCAGTGCCATGCAGGTAAGTAATCCCCTTACCACGACCTAACGACCCCTTGGCTCGCAAGCCTGCCACCTGGTAAAAAAGCCTTGACCGGTTCTTTAACACCATCTGATTCCTGTTATGCGTCATCAAAGGAATCTTGAACTCTGGTGGCAAACCATCCATGTACATGGCCAGTGTCGTTCTGAACTGGTCTCTATTCTCTTCCGTATCGGTGGTGAGCGTTCCCTGAAACCCAGGATTCTTAAAATGCCAGTAAAGGTCTAAAGCAAGCGATATGGTCGTTATGCCTAACTGCCTACCCTTAAGAATCACAAAGAAGTGAATGTTGTTGTTTAACCCTTTGGCAATCTCTTCCATCACATAGGTCTGGCTGCCAAGCAAACGATTCCCTAATCGCTGTATCCCCAACTCTTTGGTTTCAACCTTCAGTTCCTTGCAGAACTTATAGAAGTGATTGAGATCAAACTTCATTCAGTACCTGGTTCATATTGGTAATACATGCACACCTTCTCTGCCAGCAAGCCATCCCTTGTGCAAATCAAGACCACTTCCTTACCCTCATGGCTTTCTTTTAACCCAATCTCTTGGCTGTAATGGCAGTTTCTGCAATCTTGCTTCAATTCCATAAGTCTCCTTTAACCACATCACCGTCTTTTGCTCATCAGCACTTAAAGGACGTTTCTTCCTCTCATCCTCATACCACTTCATCGCTAGATACGGATAAGTAGGATCACCCTCTGCATACTTCGTAATCCATCTCACCGCATCATCATGCTTCACTCAATCCTCCACACCCTAACACCCTTATCAACCTTCCTTGCCGTGTACTTCTTCCCAGTCCTTCTCCACTCTCTATAGTTAGCATTACATAACTTAGCTAAGTCACCATCTTGTATGTAGAAACTATCTCCTAGTTCTAACTGTTCGTAAGGGTATTTAGGGCTAGTCTTCCTCTCCGGTATCGCTAACCCTCTCTCTAACGTAAACATCTCGTACATCTCCTAGTTAACTAGTATGTGATAGTAACTCATGTTTATGCTCTTTATGTAGTTGCCTATGGTGTTGTGTACAAAGCCATGTAACAGCAAGCGGCAGTGCATAAGAAGGATGATGAGCCTCTACATCATCACCAGAAGCTCCGCAAACAAAACATGGCTGCTTTATAAGCCTTCCACTAAGAATTGCTTTCTGCGTAGCTCTTCGTGCGTTATAACGCTTCCTATATTCTTCTTTTGGCATCGTTTGTTTTTTATTTCCAGTCCGGTTTTCTGGGCTTCCAACAACATAGTTTTCGCCGTGCTTCTTTTTCATGTTTTTTTCATAGGCACGTTTTTCTTTTCTTCTCCTCTGTTCAGCATACTTTTCTGGATTTGCATTAGCCCATTCTTTTTTCTTTTGAGTCGCATATCCAGGATGCTTGCTTTTAAAAACCTTCTTGTATTTGTCTAATCTCTCTGGCGTTAAATTCTTTTCTCTCCATTGCTTGGCGTATTCAGAAGAACACGGCTTGCAGTAAACGCTCAATTGATCAGACGACGAAGCTGATTTGTAAAACATAAAAAACTCTAGTTCTTTTGAACACCTTGGGCATGTCTTCATGACGTTCTCCTGTGTGATTTAACAAATCCTACCACATGAGTAAAAACAGCCGGCATTTTGGGGCGGAGCAAGTTATGGTGCACCCAAATCCCGACCCCCCGTCCCATTCACTTGCGCCAAGATCGATCTGTTGCGAGTCTGGGTGTGGCCAGATCGTGGCCAGATCGGCTTCGAGCACGTGCCTACTCATGCACTGCGTAGGGGAAAGGGTGGACGGTCTAGCCCCTTGTACCCAATCGATAAAATCGATCAAGAGGGCGTATAGATATCAATATCTCAATAACCCCATAGTCAAGATGATAGGACTAACCCTATATATATCTATAGATAGAACTACACCTATATACCTATAAACCTTTATAGATTCTAAGAGTACTTATCGAGCATAGATAATGTCTCGGAGTGTATTAGTGCTTTTATATACTAAAGTATAGTATGCAAGCATAAAAAGCATGTGATTATTCTCTTGCAGTATTTAACCTATTGGAGATACACATGGCTAACGGCTTTATTTTTTATCGTGGCATTTCACCGATTGACGCTGCACCAATCGTCGGCATTGCAGTCTTGAAGTCACGCAACATTAAGACTGGCAATATGGTGCAGACCTATATCATCCGGTCAGACATCCACCCGGTTGATGCAGTAGATACCGGCGCCGATCAATCCATATGTGGCAATTGCGTGCATCGTGGCAATGCTGCAGCTGGTCGCAAGCGTACCTGCTATGTTGACCACGGAAAATCAGTCAGTGCAATCTATAAAGCTTTTAAACGTGGCAGTTATTACGATTGCAGTCACGACCTTACACATGCTGCAAGCATTATTAAGGGTCGCAAGGTCAGACTAGGCGCCTATGGTGACCCGGCCATGATACCTGCTGACACATGGCTAGCACTGCTCGCGCAAGCTTCGGACTGGACTGGGTACTCGCATCAATGGTCGCAAGCTTTTGCTCAGGCACATAGGGAGATATGCATGGCAAGCGCTGATTCGATCGAAGATCGCGATTTAGCCCGATCAATGGGGTGGCGTACTTTCCGTGTTATCCCGATCAATGCACCTATGCAGTTAGTGCGCGAAATACCTTGCCCAGCCAGCCCGGAGGGTGGCAATCGTAAACAATGCATTGATTGCGGAGCATGTGACGGCGCGTTAAAACCCTCAAGCGTATCGATTGCAATCGTGGCACATGGCAAGGCTGCAGCCCATGTCTAACCGTATGAAACAAGCTTTAATCGATTGGAGCATTGCCACCCTTTTCGGGGTGGCTTTTGCTCTCGTTGTTTTCTTCAACCTTTGAGGATCACATGACTATCTTAGAAAAACCAGATGAAGGTATAGCAGTGCGCGTATTTCAAAATCATCGCGGCCAATGGGTCGTTCAGTTGATCGATACAGACGCCGATCAGATTTTCCCGACAATGAAATTATTTCAGACTGAAGCTTTAGCCCTTGCCTACGCTCAAAGCATCATTGCCTAACCCGCTCACGAGTCCCTTTAACCTTTGGAGTAAACCACCATGATTGAAGACACAAAACCAGTCACGCTCGAAGACTGTGCCATTGACTTATTTGAAGACGCGTACATCAAGCACAAAGACGAGCACACAGTCACGTTAGTGATTAATCGTGAGATATGGGACATGCTTGAGTCATTCTGCAAGTCCTAACCTGATAGCAATGCCCCTAGAAGCCATTAAAACGGCTTCTGAGGCGTTTTCTTACCTTTACTGGAGTCAACCTACATGGAAGATAGACAAGTCCCTTCATGGCTCGATTTAATCGACCATCAAATCCAGCCCGATAAATGGTTTCGACCCGTCGATCAAGTCTGGCGTGAGCATGGATGGAAACCACCATCGACTGAATGTCCAGAGACTATGCGAAAGCACAAAGCCTTCAGGACATGGTCGCATTACACACCCTCGCGGGAGGCCCAATGAAGATCGATCAACAAAACCCAGAGAACTTGCAGGTAGGCGTGTTAGTTGCAGCGCATACCATCAAAGCACAGAAAGCATTGATCGATGAACTGGTCGAAGCACTTTGGGGCATGGTTACCAGTTACCACGCAGTCGAATACATGGAAGAACACATGCGGCAGTCATCAGCAAGGGCGAGAGCTGCCATTGAGAAAGCAAAGGGTAAACCATGAGTAAGAAGCAATTAAAAGACATTGAGACGCAAGCGATGATCGATAAGTGGCAGGAGGAACTGGCAAGGCATGTTGCCTATCTCCCCATCCTATGCGAGCAGGCAGGGGTTGATGAGCATGAGTTGCATCGTGCCATTGAGATTCACTTTTACGTTAGGTCAATGAGTAAAGGAGCTATGCAATGAGCAGAGAAGCTATGCAAATGGCATTAGATGCCTTTGATTATTTCTTTCCGACTGAAGATGGTCAGCTTTGGCATACCGCCAATGACGTTAAGAAAATAGACGATGCAAGACAGGCATTGATTGATGCACTTGCTGACGATAGTGGTTATGCCAACGACATATCGCAAGATCATGTCGATGAAACGGTGAAACAAGAACATGAGGAGAAGAACACATGAGCGAAAACAAAACAGCAAAGACACCAGCAGATGGTGGGGCAGGTTTTATCGACGGTGTGTGGCCAGGGCCTACGGCGTGGCAGTGTCAATGCGGTAAAGCGTATACGGTTACTTGTATTTCAAGCAAACCAGCTAAGCGTGAATGGGTTGGGCTGACAGATGAGGAGATTGACATACTGTCGTGCGAGATGGTTAAAGGTGATAAATCAGTCAACTGGCTATGCAAAGTCCTTGAAGCCAAGCTGCGGGAGAAGAATCATGGATAGAGAAGCTATTGAAGAAGCGATAGAGGTGCTGGAGGATGCAAGCGCAGATATGCTGATGGAAACAGGCGATAAAAATTACTACGTTGAAGCCATAGCCGTTTTACGCCAAGCACTGGAGACAGATTTAGCAAAGGTTGGAGAGGTTGGCGTATGGGGTCAGTGCGAACCGCAGTCAGCATTAGAAGGCGGTTGGTCAGATTGGGTATGCCCAAGACCACAAGGTTATTTGATGCAGTGCTGTGACTGTGAATTGATTCACGAAGTTGATTTTCGTGTTGTGCAGTACGAACCGAAACCCAGCGAAGTGTATGAAGTGGTTGACGATCCTAACCTGCAAGCACAGATGCGATTGAGACGGCGAGATGACCTGTCACCAAAGCGTGAATGGGTTGGGCTGACGGATCAAGAAATAAACAGTGTTTGTTACAAACGAGATTGGACTGCGCCTTGGACTAATACGACTTTTGCCCGTGCCATTGAAGCCAAGCTAAAGGAGAAGAACACATGAGTGGCGATCACAACATGAAACTGATTGCTAGCCTGGCACAGGTCAATGACTTTGTGATGGTGCATGGCAATGAACTGCAAGCAATCCTGGACTATGTGGAGGACATGGAACAGAGGATCAGTATCGTCAGAGAACAGTTGCAGTATCTGGTTGCAGAATCTGTAGAATTTGCTTGGAGTGATAATCCTTAAAAGACCTTGATTGAAACGTCACGAAGGTCTAGCTGAATCGGACTTTCGTTTCGCTCTCTCCAATCGGTCATATCCCAATTGCCTTTACCATGGTTACAGTCATGGCAAAGCACTTGCAAGTTATTAAGGTCTAAAGCCAGATGAGGAAATAGTTTTCTTGGCTTTATATGATCAACGTTCATGACAGCACCTTGAGCTGGCGTTGCACCGCAGCACTGGCACTTAGCGCCATATTTCTTCAGTGCTTCCATCCTTACCTTACGCCATTCATAAGTCATAAGGAAAGCATCACTTGAAGTATGAATCCCTCTTACCTTTGATTGCTTCCATTCTTCAGAAAGCTGATTGGCAGACTTGCCTTGCGTTTGTCGCAGCTTCGCTGCTTTGATCTTAGCCCTACGTTTATTCTTTTTATTCTCTAAACGCATTTGATTAACAAGGTACTTCATCATTTAACACCTCCTGCTCTCTGGTGGACGGACTTAGCCTTTCCCGCTAAGCCTTCACTGTTTTGCTCTCCGGAGCCACAGACCCGCCAGCCTTTCGAGACACGGATGCTAGCTTCGCCGTCCGTTTGTGCGCTGTTTCATTCTCTATCCCACCGGTTGCGCTTTTAAGCAAGAGTCGCCGTTGACGCTGGTAAGCCCGCCCAACTCATGCCGAGTTGTCTTATTCTGGCTGGGTTCTGAGTCCCACTTTGCTTGCAGCGAACTTTGGTCTGCAATCCATGCAGCCAACAAAAAAGCCACTTACTGCTGCTCCTGGTCGTTGTCCCTCCGGGGTAAGAGGGCAGAAGCATGAGTAAGTGGCCTTACGATTGTTGACAACGACGACAACAGAACGAATCTTACTGGCAAACCTGGCATTGCCATTTGCCAATCCGACGAACGGTAGATAATTAGTGATACACATAGGTTCCTAGTGTGTATAATTCATCTTGCAGTACACAACCAACTGGAGAAAACCATGGATGACTATAAGTTAATGAAGTTAATTGATTCAGATTTGTTCGATCTCAGGCTCAAAGGAGTGCGCCTCCTTGAGGCTGCCGCCAATATGCACCGTGTGATTGCAGGCGAATGGCCTTACTTGTCACCTTACCAAGTCAAAGTTCTTGAAAATGTTTTCAATGAGGCAGAAGAACTCAAGCAGATGCTTAACGTCATCAAGAACCGAGAAGTTCGCAAAGACATCTCAACTTGCTTTGATGAGGTGGGCATATGATTCCAGAGATCGTTAAACGCACCATCTCGCAAGCAATTAAGTTGCTTGACGCATCAGGTTGCAAATACAAGGTCATTGATCAGGATGGCAATGAGTATGGCGTACTCACTGTCTCTGAGCCAAAGAAGGCAAGCAAGTCTTACAAGCACCCACCAGGAACGATGCACAGGTTTTATTACCCGCTCATCAAAGACATGCAACCTGGCGATGTTGTTGTTATTAAGAACTTTGATTTCGAACCAAGAGCGTTGCAAGGTGCGGTGACTGCATGGGCCTCTGAGCACTGGGGAAAGGGTTCTTACAAAACCTGCATGGTCGGCCCTGATGTTGAAATTCTTCGTTGTTCTTAGGAGGCAGCATGACTAGCTTTGACACTGAATCAAGACGCAAGGCGATCTGGGCTACTGATGCCCGAAAGATCGCTGATGGCAAGGCAGCAGACGTTTACTTAGAGAAGATCGGCCAGACAGAGCGTGAAGACATAAGCCACATTGAAGCAGTGCAGTGGGGTTTGAAGCTGCAAGATGTCATTGGCCGTGAGGCTAGCGCCAGGTTGCAGATGGAACTCAAGGAAGCAGACTATGAGTTGTATCACCCTGAGCATTCATGGATGGCATCTCACTTTGATTTTATCTCTGCTGATGGCACGACACTGGTCGAAGTGAAAAACTACAACCAAAGCAAGAGGAACCAATTTGAACCTGAAACGGGTCTTACACCTGCGGCGGACAGAGCCCAGATCATTCACGAGTGCGCGGTACATAGGGTGGAGCACATCGTTCTTGCAATCTTATTCGGTGGACAAGAACTGGTTCTTATTCCTTACCAAGTTACTGATGCGCAGAAGGAAGAACTTATCCAAACAGAAGCGCAGATATGGGCCTCAATTCAGGCGAAGACCCCTCCTGAATGTTCTAGTGTGGAAGCTGCGAGAAAACTCTATGCAGTGTCCACCGACAAAGGAGTAATTGCTAATGCTCAGTTAGAACAAGCCTGCCAGCAACTGAAAGCGATTAAGGCCAACATCAAACAGTACGAAGAGGCCGAGGAAAAGCTACAAGGCTTTATCCAAGGGCAGATGAAAGAAGCAGGCTCACTCATCACGTTTGATGGGAAGGTGCTTGCAACATGGAACAGTGCTAAAGGCTCCAAACGCTTTGATCCAAAGCTACTGCAAGCAGAGATGCCTGAAGTGTATGAGCGTTACGTTATTGAACAACCTGGCTCACGGAGGTTTTTAGTCAAATGAGCAATCTAGTCGATCCAACAAAACTTGATCAGTCAATCATTGATTCCATCGTACTTAGAGGAGACTTGAGTGGTCTTAAAGAAGAACAGCTTACCGGCTACTATAACTACCGCTGCCAACAGGTCGGACTCGATCCTAGTGCAAAGCCGTTCGATCTTCTTGTGCTCAGTGGGAAGAAAGTACTGTACGCGAACGCAGGGGCCACGCAACAACTCTGCAATCTGCACGGACTGTCCACTCAAATCACTAACCGTGAACGAGTTGAGGACGTCTATCTGGTATCTGTACGATGCCTTGGAAAGGATGGAAGAGCATCTGAGAACCAGGGAGCGGTCGATATCAAAGGACTCTCCGGTGAACGTCTTGCCAACGCGCTCATGAAGGCTACAACGAAAGCTATTCGTCGAACCGTACTTGCTCATGTCGGACTGGGGATGCTTGATGAAACTGAACTCGACACTATCCCGACTAATCAATATCAGAAGGTCGATATGCCGGTTGCTACGCCTCTACAGCCGCTTGCTGAGGTCATTGAGGGTAAGTACAAGGTATTAGTCCCTGAAGGCGATAAGAGCAAGGTTTACAGCTCTCATCAGGATGAAATGCAGTGGCAGGATAACTTCTTTGGTTTGATCGGCAAGATCGCTGACAGCAAGAAGATGACAACTGAGGAGAAGAACGCCAAATTGGCGTCACTCTTTCGGGTCAACCACGAAACCATCGATAACTTTGGCGGGATTGCAGCCATTGCATTCAAGAAGCGCTGTCACGATCATGCGGTCGAGGGTTATATCCCAAAAAAGGTAGTGACTCTGGATGCGGAGGAAGACGTAGTGTTCGAATGACTCAAACAGAAGCAGTGCTTGAGCGTTTGCATCAAGGAACGCTCACGCAACTGCAAGCGTATTCAGAGATTGGGTCAACAAGACTTGCAGCCAGAGTCGAAGAACTAAGGAAACAAGGTCACACCATCGTGACTCATACGATTAACCGGAATGGCAAATCCTTTGCCGAATATCAACTAGTGAGGAAATAAATGGCTTACGAACAGCAACAAGGCAGTGGCGTACTTTTCACCGTTAAAGAGAAGAAGTCTGACAAGGCACCAGATTGGTCAGGTAGTTTTACTTGCGATCAGGCTTACAAGCCAGGCGATGTGATCAAGTTAAGTGCATGGACAAAACGCAGTGCTTACGGCGATCTGATCTCAATCAGAGTGAATAACTTCGTACCAGGTCAGCCTGCAAGGCAAGGGCGTGAAGTCAGCCATCAAGACGATGACAGTGTGCCGTTTTAATGTTATGTCCTAAATGCGCTGAACGTGGTGAACACAATGATTCAATCATCCTTGAGACTCGCAGGTATGGCGGCAAGAAGCCTGCGAACTCTTGGGTGACACGCAGGCGACGCTGTGTCGCTTGCTTTCATCGATTCACCACCACAGAAGTCATTAAAGGCGCTAATGACAAAGTATGGGACGCTGCACTGCGAGAGGATATGGCATGACATTGACTGACATTCAACTCAAGATTCTGAAATACGTCGCAAAACGTAAGACACCCGTTACATCTAAGGATGTTCAATTGCAAACCAAGATCAACCGATCTACCGCAATTCACTCCCTACATTTGCTGGCAAAGAAGGGCTACATCAAAAGCAAGCCTTGCATGATCAACTGTCGTAAAGAGTATTTTTATGAGTTCTTGACGATGGAGCCAGTTCCAGAACATCCGGTGAATAGGCCATACAGGTTTGCAAAGACAAGGATTACACTTGATCCAAGCGTATTCCACAATCCATTTAATCTGAGGGCACCATGACTCAACATGAGGACTTGCAAGCAAGAGCAACAACGCTTCAGGAACTCAATAAAGAGTTGCGCACCATGATTGCAAAGATGGATAGGCAACTGTCTATCCGAAACTCATTCATTCGTGCGCTACTCGATCCAGATGTCTTTGGCTACGGTGTTGACGGTTCCGTCAGAGAAGAAGCCTTTAAGGTCTTGCAAGGGGAGCGTGATGAGCAAACTAGGTAAAGACCGAGGTGCCAGTTATGAACGCGAGGTCTGTAACGCCCTCTCAGAGCGCTTAGGAACCAAGGTGACGCGTGTACTAGGGCAAGCAAGAGATGGTGGCTCAGACATCGATCTAGGCCCGTTTATGATCGAATGCAAGCGTCGTAGGAAGATAGCGCTCTATGAATGGATGGAGCAGGCCAAAGTCTCATCCAAGGGTGAGAAGGTGCCTGTCGTGATTTGCAGGGCTGATGGCAAGGAAAGTCTAGTGATCTTCAGGCTTGACGATGCGATCACTCTCATGCAGAATGAACTCTAGTGTCTCCTGCTGAGTCTGCCAGTCGGTTGTAGCGCTTTGAGGCAAGCGTTAGCAGATAGCCTCGGTGTTGTCTCCTCAAGTCGCTCTTCCCAACGAGCGTTTACCGCCTAGTCAGGCGGTTTTTTTTCGCAGTCTTCGCAGATTCTCGAAAATTCTTGGCGGTGGGGGAGCCTTTACTACCTGGCTTTCTCATTCTCTCGCCAGAACCCGCTGCAATGCGAGCACGTTTGGCATGAATGTTTGCGTACAAACCTGGTTTCATCTAACACCTCCAACGTCTACGAGCGGCCTTGCCTCGAGGGCCAGACCATGATCTTGATCGTGCACAGAAACTCTTCTTCCTGGCTCTTTCCTTAGGACTTGTAGGATTAGGTGCAGGCGCTTGCAGATTAGAGCCTGTAGCCCTGTTGTAAGCCTTCCTACCAGCTTCTGTCATGCCACCACCTTCAGCCACTGACTGAAAGTGCCTGCCCTTACCTTTGGTCGTCTTTGCAATCGGGTTTGCCATGCTTACCTCATCATCAATGCTTCAGCTTCTCGACGCTTGGTCAAACCTGGAAGCACTCTGCCATTAGCCTTTGTCCACTTTCGACATTCGACCGCAGCACCTTCCCAGTCGCCAGCATCAACACGCTTTTTGAAGGTCGAGATTCTGTAGTTGCCTAGCCCACAGTTATACGCCCAACTGATGACTGCAGCAATACGTCTAGGGCTTGCAGAAACGATGCTAGGGGAGAGTTTCACCACTCCGGATACGAAGTACCTGACATGCTCCTGAAGGGCATCCTCAGCTTGTTCTTTTGACCAGATAGTGTGTTTGCCAATATTACGGCCAGTGCTACCAAAACCAATAGTCCAAGGCTCAGCACCAGTGCCGGGATCAGGATAAGCACAGCAGTCGCCGTTAGGCAAACGTCGAGCATAACCTTCAAAGGGTTTGATGAGTACGTTGATGGCAAGCTCAATCGCTTCATTCACTTGTACTTCTCTATGCTGCGACCAACGCCTTACGTTTA